CAAGGGCAGTAACACGCATCATGAAAAATATAATGTCAATCAGTTTCAAAAATTGATGGATAAGTTAAATGATGCAGGCAATGTTGAACGTATTGAAGAAGACTTACGTGCATGGTTCGGCAAAGGTAAAAAAGGTGGCGCTGGAGGCGGCGGATGGGATCGCTACAACACAAAAGGTGAACGCATAGGTAAATGCGGAGACAGTAAAAAAGGCGAAGGCAAACCTAAATGTCTTAGCAAATCACGTGCCGCAAGTCTAAGAGCTAAAGGCGGCAAAAAAGCAATAGCAGCAGCTGTACGTAAAAAACGTAAAAATGATCCGAACAAAAATCGTAGAGGAAAAGCTAAAAACGTTAGCAACACAACAAGGAAATCTTAGTGCAAGGTGAATACAGAACATGTAAAAAGTGTGGACATAGATGTCACTGTTACCAACCAACTTGCAATGATTGTATAAATGATGTGTGTACTGGATGCGATTGTGAACCCACTGTAGAACTTGGAACAGATGCCAGAAGTTGGCCTTGGCAAGATAGCGGTTTAGATAGTAATTTTAGATGAACTTATGTACAGAAGAAATAGCATGGGCAACAACTGCTCCCGAGGATTTATGGATATTCGATAAACTTATATTAGCAAGACATCTTGGTTATACTTGTGGTCCAGTAGGAACTAGAGTTTCGAAATCAGATTACTATATTGTAAGACCTTGTGTAAACGCTATAGGACTTGGGCTAGGTGCTCAAAAACACTACATTAAAGATTTTACAGATCACTTAACACCTGGACATTTTTGGTGTGAAATATTTGAAGGTGATCATATTAGCGTAGATTATCTTAACGGCGAACAAGTACTAGCAGTACAAGGACATAAAAATCCTGCAACGTATACGCAATGGGATCGTTGGGTAAAAGTAGATGTTCAAATACCATTACCTAGTTGTTTAGATTATATCAAAAACAAATATGCTAAAATAAATGCAGAGTATATAGGCGGGAATCTAATAGAATTACATCTTAGACACAACCCAGATTTTACTATAGGACGCAATGAATACATACCTGTATGGCATGGACAAGACGAAATACCACCCAAAGGTTATGAATTCATTGAAGATCCAGACGTTCATGGGCGTATAGGCGCTTGGGTTCGATAAATACCAATACAAAAAGGGAGTATTCATTATGAGTACATTTGAATTTGAATTCACAGAAGATCAAGTACAAGAACTATTACACGGTAATAAAGAATATATCGAATGGTTCGAAGCAATGGAAGAAATACTTCCATACTATGACATAAACACTGTTGATAGGGTTGCAGGATTTATAGCACAATGCGCCCACGAAAGCAATAACTTCCGTGTTACAAAAGAAAACTTAAACTACAGCGCCAAAGGATTAAATGCTGTATTTCCTAAGTATTTTGTAAGGGCAGGAAGAAATGCTGACGACTATCACAGACAACCAGAAAAGATTGCAAATGTAGTGTATGCAAACCGCATGGACAATGGCGACGAAGCTAGTGGTGACGGATGGCGCTTCCGCGGTAGAGGAGTTATCCAACTTACTGGTAGACACAACTATACAAAGTTTGGCGAAACACTAGGCTACACAGCAGAACAAGCAATCAAGTATCTTAAAACCAAAAAAGGCGCATTAGAAAGTGCATGTTGGTTCTGGAAAACAAACAACATAAACAAATATGCTGACAAACAAGATATTACTGGTATGACCAAACGTATCAATGGCGGTACTATTGGATTAGCTGATCGTAAAAAACACTACAAGCATGCACTAGAAGTACTAGGCGGCAATTGGGCACCTCCGCCATTTACACACAGTACTGTGAAAAAAGGTAGCAAAGGCGAAACTGTAAAAGCAGTACAAAAAGCCTTAGGTGCTAAAGCAGACGGTGTATTTGGTCCAGGAACAGAAGCCGCAGTAATAGCATGGCAAAAGAGCAGAGGCTTAGTGCCTGATGGCATAGTTGGCAAAGCCACACTTGCTGCAATGGGAATTAAATAATGTTAAGCAAACAATGTAAACTACACTTAGAAGAAGTAGGCGAAACAGGCTTGCAACATATGGCAATAGCACTAAAAACCGCAGTTAAATTACAACTGTTAGTGCCTGCATTAATCATTCACAGTGTTGCACCTAGGTGTTTTACAAACACAGCAACTAATGTAATGAAAGATATATTGGAGAAGAGAAAATGAATTGGGTAAAAGAACGTATCGGTGAACGCACCACATGGGACGGTGGCGTGATGATTGCAATGGGATTAATTGCATTGTTTGCAACTAGCTTTATCAAACTTGCGGCAATTGCAGCAATTGCATATGGCGCATGGACTATTTGGAAAGCAGAATAATATGTGGGAAATGATCGAACGCATGGCTAGCGATAGGCTTTGGATTTATACTGCTCTTGCTGGCAGTGTGTTTGGTGCAATATTTGTTGCATATATGACTAGCACACGTATAGGACTTTGGTTTTATGCTAAAGTTGATAACTGTGTAGACTATTTGGTAGAGCGTTGGGGCTGGACATGGTTACAGCAACCAGAAGATGCTTGGCGTCAACGCTATCCAAAGATTACAGCAAAAATAGATGAGCTCGAACAGCGCATCAAGAAGTTGGAAAAGTGACCCGGTGGGAACGTATAAAAAACTGGTGTACAGTAGATCGTTGCGTAGACTTAATAATGGACGCAATACTATTGTTCTGGGAAGTTATTACTAGTCCCATATTGATTGTTATGCGTCTAGCAAGATATGTACTAGGCAGATGGGTTATAGAAGGCTTAAAAAACAAGATAAAAAAACTAATACATTGGCTGAAAACTAAACCAATTTGGGTGTCGTTTATTATTGGGCCTATTACTGTCATAATATTGTTTTATACTCTAGTAGCTATATGGCTAGGCGGAGAAATGCTCAAACCAGAAATATGGAAAGAAGACGATATTATCGTTGACAACCCTGAATAATTACTATATTATGTAAAGAATACAAGCCAAAGGAGGTATTCATGCCTGTACGAAGTTTTAATGATTCGGAAATTAAAAAGTTAAAGCAATTGATGTCTGAAGGTATTCAGGTCACAGGAGAGGTAGAAACTCTCAGAGAAGGTCTCAAAGACACAGTAAAAGCTATTGCAGAAGAAATGGACATGAAGCCAGCTTCACTTAACAAAGCAATTCGTATTGCATACAAAAACGAATTTGCAAATGTTCAAGATAGCTTCAGTCAAGTTGAAGAAATTTTACAAGCAACAGGACGAGATGTTTAATGCTGGATTTGCCAGTAATTGAAGTACAACATTACACGGACAAACTATTTAGAATTAGAACAGAACGACCTCGCAGTTATAGATTTACTGCGGGGGAGTTTGTTATGATTGGTTTAGATGATGCACCTAGTAGAGCATACAGCATTACTAGTGGACCATACGACGACTATTTAGAGTTCTACAGTATTAAAGTACAAGACGGACCGCTAACAAGTAAACTACAACATGTAAAAGTAGGCGATACTATCCGTGTAGGCGAAAAGCCAACGGGTACACTAATACTTGCTAACTTAGAACTAGGCGGACATCTAGTAATGATGGCTAGTGGCACAGGTATTGCACCGTTTATTAGTTTGTTACGTGAACCAGAAACATATGATCTATTCGATAACATCACTGTCACGTGGACTACTAGACTACATGCAGAACAAGACTGCTATAGAGACTTCTTAAATGAGATGCCAATTGAATATATCAGCACAGTAACACAAGAGCCAGCTGAACTACAAGGACGTATACAAAAGTTTATGGAAGATGGCACTGTAAAGATTGACAATCCTGCAGAACAACGTATAATGTTATGTGGAAGTGTAGCATTTAACAATGATCTCAAAGATCACTTTAACGAATTAGGTTTTAGTGAAGGTAATAAAAAGACACAAGGTACGTTTGTGCAAGAAAGGGCTTTTGTAGGCTAATGTATGTAGACGCACTAATCGACAGAGATAAAGATATTATACACGTGGTTGAACGTGTAAATGGAAGACGTGAGTTTAGAGAATATCCTGCACGGTATTTGTTTTACTACAAAGATGTTAGAGGTAGTTACGAAAGTATCTTTGGTGACAAACTAAATCGTGTAGTAACTACAAGTGGTAAACAATTTAAAAAAGAAAAGAAACTATACGGCGGACAAAAGCTATTTGAAAGCGATGTCAATCCTGTATTTAGATGTCTAGCTGACAACTACTTAGGAGCAGACACTCCCAAGCTACAGCAAGCGTTTTTCGATATCGAGGTTGACTTCGATGAGAAAGTAGGTTTCGCTCCTCCTGAAGATCCGTTTAATGCTGTTACTGCTATCAGTGTACACTTGGATTGGTTTGGAAAAACAATCTGTTTGGTTAACAAACCCAAGACACTTACAAAAGCAGATGCACAACTTATTGTAGATAGATTCCCTGATACTATACTGTGTGATACAGAAAGTGAATTGTTGGAAACATTCTTACAACTGATAGATGATGCAGATGTATTGAGTGGTTGGAACAGTGAAGGCTTTGATATTCCATACTTGGTAAATCGTATTGCAAGAACTATGGGCAAAGAACACACAAGACGCTTTTGTCTGTGGGGCAAATATCC